CGTCAGTTAACAATAGATAATTCCTTATCAGAATGAAACCTTTCGATCTAGGTGTTAACACTGCAGTGTGTAGACGTGTCACTACCTCTCTCGGTGGCACGTCTATTTTTAATTTAGGAGATTGCATTGGAAGTATATAAAGACAGGGCGTTGATTGTTAACACAAAACGACCTGAACTCATTTTAGAAAAGATACCTAAAAGTAAGATTGTTAAATCTTATGATAACGGTGTTACTCAAGTAGCCGTTAATTGGGGGTTAGATGAAGTATTAACTTTATCAGGTATGAAAGTTAAAAACCCACCATCACCTATTACACGTGATTACAATTTTCCAGGAATTCATAAACCGTTTGATCATCAAAAAACAACAGCTACCTTTTTGTCTGCTCATAAGCGTGCTTATTGTTTATCAGAAGCAGGAACAGGTAAAACTTCTGCTGTTATATGGGCGGCTGATTACTTGATGAGTCAAGGTAAAGTAAAAAGAATGTTAGTAGTATGCCCACTATCTATTATGCAAGCGGCATGGCAAGCAGACTTTTTTAAAACTGCTATGCATAGATCAGTAGGTATTGCTCATGGTAGTGCTGAGAAACGTAAGAAGGTATTTGCAGAAAATACAGATGTCGTTATAATTAATTATGATGGCGTAGAAATAGTAGAGAAAGAAATAAAATCTGGCGGTTTTGATTTAATAGTTGTTGATGAAGCAAACTATGTCAAGACTGTCACGACACGTCGCTGGAAGTCATTAAATCGTGTGGTCACACCTGATACATGGTTATGGCTTATGACAGGAACACCCGCTGCTCAATCACCAGCTGACGCATATGGACTGGCTAGACTTGTGAACCCCGCATCCGTCCCTAAATATGCAGGAACATTTAAGGATATGGTTATGCAGAAAGTTAGCCAGTTCACCTGGGTGCCTAGATTTAATGCTCAAGATATTGTATTTAAAACATTACAACCTGCCATTCGTTATACTAAAGACGAATGTTTAGATTTGCCTGATGTGTTGTATACCACTCGTGAAGTCCCTCTAACTCCTCAACAAGATAAGTATTATAAAAAACTTAAAAAAGATAAATATATGCAAGCGGGGGGAGAAGACATTACAGCTGTTACTGCAGGTGTAGTGCTAACAAAGCTATTACAAGTAAGTGCAGGTGCAATATATTCAGATACAGGTGAAGTTATTGAATTTGATATATCTAATCGCATGACTGCTTTAAAAGAAATTATAGATGAAGCCAGCCACAAAGTTATTGTATTTTGTCCGTTCCGCCATAGTATTGAAAAAGTTATGTCTGAATTACATAAGGAACATATAACTTGTGCCACTATACATGGTGATGTATCTATGAACAATCGTTCAGAAATATTTAAAAACTTTCAAGAAAAGAAAGACCCACAAGTATTAGTTATCCAACCTCAAGCTGCTTCACATGGCGTTACACTCCACGCAGCTAACGTAGTTGTATTTTGGTCACCTGTTATGTCAGTTGAAACATACATACAATGTTGTGCTCGTATGGATAGAGCTGGACAAAAAAATAAGATGACCGTAGTGCACCTACAAGGCTCCCCTGTTGAACAAAAAATTTACAAAATGTTGCAAGGCAAAATTGATACGCATACTAAGTTGGTTGATCTTTATAAAGAAGAGTTTACAGAATGACCCCTTATGAACGAGCAAAAAAATGGAGGTTGGATAATCCTGAAAAATACAAAGAGTATCACAAGACTTATAGAAAAAAGCATGCTGCAAAATATAAAGAATATATAACTAAATGGCAATTAAATAATAATGAAAAATATATTATTACGGCAATAAAATCACGTGCTAAAAAACTAGGAATTGAATTTAATATAGATGCTACTGATATAAAAATACCTTCCACCTGCCCTATATTAGGTATACCTATACTTAAAGAATTTAAAGGTGTTGGTAATTCAAATAAAGGACCAAGAGCCACATCACCCTCATTAGATCGAATAGACAATACTAAAGGATATGTAAAAGGCAACGTTCATATAATAAGCAACAAAGCTAACGTAATGAAAAATAGTGCCACTCCTGAAGAATTATTACAATTTGCTTATTGGATAATACTTACCTATGGTCATTTAATTGATAAAGAAATTAGTTGACATTGTAAATAGTTATGATATACTGTTATCCTTAATTATTGAAAGGAGAGAATATGGAATTAGATGATAATAAGATAGAAAAGATGATGCAAGCTTCTGTCAATATGCGGGATAAAATTGAAGAGTTAGAAAAACAAATTACAGATATTAAAGTACAAAAAGATAAAGTTGATCTTGCTCTTAACGAAGCGTGTAGAACATTAAATGTAACTAGTTTAAAGACAAGTGTAGGCACATTATCTAGGACACTTAGAACAAGATACTGGTCAAGTGATTGGCCTAGCATGTATGAGTTTATATTAGAAAATAAATTGCCTGAGTTCTTTGAAAAAAGATTAGTGCAATCAGCTATAAAAGAATACTTGGAGCAAAACCCTGATAAACAACCACCAGGCTTACAAGCAACAAGTGAATATACAGTAAGAATAACTAAAAGTAGAGATAATAAGGAGAATGTATGAGCACAGATATAGATGTATTTAGTAGCACCGCAGTAACAACACATACCCGTCGTGATGATGGATTTACTGCAAACATTACAGGTAGTTCATCTACTGCTAAACGTATTTCAATACGAGGTGGTAAATTTAGATTAATGGTTAATGGTAAAGAGATTGAAAAATCTAACCAAGATGCACTTGATGTTGTTATTGTAAATGCTTCACCACATGTGCATAGAATGTATTTTTCTAAGCCATATATTCCTGGCGAGAAAATGCCACCACCAACATGTTGGACATCTGATAGTCAAAAACCTGATGAAGCTGTTGTAGAAAAACAAGCAGAAACATGTTTAGCATGCCCTCAAAATATTAAGGGTTCAGGTGCTAATGGAACTAAAGCATGTCGTTTTAGTAGACGTATTGCAGTTGTTCGTGCTGATGATATGGGTGGTGATGTATATCAAATGACTTTACCTGCTCAATCTATTTTTGGTAATGGCACAAAAGATAGAAAACCTTTACATGAGTATACAGATTATGTTCGTGCTAATGGTCAAAACTTAATGTCTGTTGTATCTCGTGTTTCGTTTGATGAAGACTCATCAAGCACTAAGATTGGGTTTAAACCTATTCGTGTATTGAATGATGATGAGTATGCATTATGTTCCACAAAGTCAACTTCAGAAGAAGCTAAACGTGCTATTACATTATCAGTTAATCTAAACAAAGATGAAGATGGTGAAGAGTTTGAACAAAAGAAACAACAACCTATTCAACGTCCTGAACCTTTAAAAGTAATAGATGATATTCCTGAACCTACTGTTCGTGTAGCAGAAAAACCTGTGGCTCCACCACCTCCAAAACCAGCAACACCAAAAGCAGATCAAGGTGATGTAAGTTTAGATGACTTAGTTTCAGATTGGGCATGATCATGCGTGGTTATTCTCAAGTAATTATAGAAGCTAATTTAAAAGCTAAAGAAACTACAGGGACTATTTTAGGAGCACTGTGCATATCACTAAAATACCCTGCTAGTCAAGTAGCGAAAAAGCTTAACGTTTCGAGGCAAACGGTGTATGATTGGTTTTCGGGTAAAGCAAGACCATCAAGACGATTAGATCATAAAGTTAAAGAACTTATAGTAGATCTAAGCAAGTAATACTTCGGGCTAAATATATTTTAGCCCCCCTATTTAGTAACACAACATTTTGAGAGAAAAATGCAAACAAAAGAATTTTTACAACAAGTGTGGCCTGAGCATGGGTATTATTGTATCCTAGGCAAAGACCAACAAAACATAGTTCTTCCAAAGTTTGTAAATTCCATAGATGAAGCCTTAGAGGTAGTAAAAAAATTATTAGATGATAAGCAAGATGTATATTTTGCTTGCTCTACATATGTAGAACCTACTGAAAGAAAGAAAACAAATGCTAAAGAGCAACGCATCTTATGGTTAGATATTGACTGTGGATTTGATACAAAGAAACGTAAATGGAAAGACTACGAAACTAAAGACGATGCTCTTGTAGCACTACGATCCTTTACAGATACTACACAATTACCCGCCCCTACCATAGTTGATTCAGGTAGAGGTATTCATTGTTATTGGCCTTTTACAGAGCCAGTAGACAAAGCTATATGGCAACCCGTTGCTGAAGGCTTAAAATTCTTATGTGCTAAACATGGTTTAAAAGCAGATGGCGCGTGCACTGCTGATATGGCTCGTATCTTACGGGTTCCTGGTACAAAAAATTTCAAAGAAGTATCTAAACCTGAAGATGTAACTGTAATTAATGAAGGAACTGCTACACCCTTCGATGAATTAGCACGTCTTATCCCTATACATATTTCTGATAAACCTAAGGCTAAACGTCCATTAGACGAAGCTACAAAAGCTATTTTAGGTAATAACTCTTCTAAGTTTATGAAGATTATAGAACGTTGTCGTAAAGATGATGGTTGTGCACAACTAGTTCACATCATGACAAAACAAGCTACTGTAGAAGAACCCTTGTGGCGTTCAGGATTATCTATTGCTGCATATTGTGAAGATGCTGAAGCAGCCATACACAATATATCTAAACACCACCCTGATTATGATTATGCTAAAACAGAAGCTAAAGCCAGTGCTATTCCTGGACCACATACTTGTAGGCAATTTGAAGGATTAAGACCTGAAGGTTGTGATAACTGCAAGCACAAAGGTAAGATTACTTCCCCCATAGAATTAGGTAGAGTAATACTACGTTCTAAAGGTGCAGATAATGTTATACAAGCTAAGTCAGAAGAATTAGGAGAAGTAGTTACATATCAAATACCTGATTACCCTTTCCCATACTTTAGAGGTAAAAACGGTGGAGTATATAAAACTGTAGCTGATGAAAACGAAGAAGCTATTATGGTATATGACTATGACTTTTATTTAGTAGAAATATTAAATGATAGTGCTATTGGTTTTTGTGCATGGTTTAAATTACATTTACCTCATGAAGGGGTGCAAGAGTTTATAGCACCACTAACTCAATTACTATCTCGTGATGAAGCTCGTAAGATACTAGTTGCAAGAGGTATTGTTAAGAATGGTAAAAAATTAGATAACGTTATTGATTACATTATTGCAGTGGTAGATAACGAACAAAAACAAAAACCATCTACACCGATGTATAAACAATATGGTTGGAATTCTACATACAATAAAATAGTTATAGGTAATCGTGAGATTAGTGCATTTGGAATTAAATACGTGCCTGTTTCTGAAGAATTAAGTGACGTAAATCCAGCATTACAAAAGAAAGGTTCATACGAAGAATGGAAAAAAGCCATATCAGTATATGAAAGACCTGGTATGGAGTTACGTGCATTTGGTTTCTTCTGTGCATTTGGTTCACTACTTATGCCTTTCTTTAGAACAAAAGAAAAGTCTGCCGTTATTAATTTATACAATCCTGAAACAGGTCAAGGTAAGTCAACCATACTACAAGCTATGACTAGTGTATATGGTAATCCCGAATTATCAGCTAAATTAATTCAAGTATGGGGTGATACAGGAAATGCTGTCATTAATCGTATGGGTTATATGAATAGTCTCCCCGCTGCCGTTGATGAATTTACAAAAGTAACGCCTGATGATCTACACGAGTTTTTAAAATTTATGTCAACAGGTCGTGGACGCAATCGTATGGGAAGTGGTGGCACTAATAAAGAAAGACAAAACAATACAGTTTTTAATCTTATCTGTGTAGTATCTTCTAATACAGACTTTAGAACTGTAGTATTCTCAGCTAATGCAAAAGCATCAGGTGAAATGGCTCGGTTTTTACAAATAAGAATTGATAAAGATTACTCACTATCTAAAAAAGATGCTGATGATTATTTTGGCAGATTGT